CCCTACCTTACCCCTCACCCTTTTTACGGGCCCGGTTTTCCCAACTTTACTCACCTATCTTGCTACCCAATCACGTCTTTCCAAAATTTCCCCGGGATTTTTGCCTGTCCCACCACCTAGTACGCTACCCAACCACATATTTCCCACCATTTCCCCTCCCCCTGTGGTACATTTCCCACTGACAAGCACCCCCCAACCGCTGGAGCTTAGTTTCATGCACCCGTCCATCCTTGCCGATCGCAATCTACGAGAGCTCGCCCTTGCCGAAGCGCGCAATGCGCTGGGCCCCAACGAGCCCCTGTCCACTTTCCTGACCCAAGAGTGCATCACCCTCGTGGAATATGAGGCGATCGCCAAAAATCCGCAATACCAGCGGTACCTGAAGGACTACAAGGCAGATCTCACCGAGAACGGCTTCTCTTTTGCCGCGAAATCCCGTGTGCTGGCCGAGGATTTGCTTGCCGACATCTACCGTATGGCAAAAGACAACGATACTCCGGCCGCCATGCGGGTAAAAACCCTCGAAAACCTCGTAGATTGGGGCCGTTTGGCGCCGAAAGCGACCGCCGAAGTGGCCTCGGGACCGGGTTACAGCATCACGATCAACCTGAGCAATACCCCGAAAACCGAGCAAATTACCCTCGAAAACGTCGAAAAAGCGCCGATTTCCATCGCGATACCGCGCTCCAGCACCCCAAAAACGCTGCCTGCGACTCTCCCCCGCCCGGCCGTGACGCACCCCATGATCGACGACGACACTGCTATGTATTATGTAGCAGAAGACCTAGAGCCTGTGGGCACCGGAGACGTATTTTGAGCCTCGTCTTTACCCCCGTCCCCTCCACGGAGGCATTCTTCACGTCGGAGAAATTCGCGTCGTTCATCTGCGGGCCGGTGGGCTCCACCAAGACCACCGCAGGCATCGTCAAGATCCTCTACCATGCCGGGCGCATGGCCAAAGGCAGGGACGGGCTGCGACACTCCCGCTGTGTGTGGGTACGGCAGACGCGCGAGCAGCTGCGCGACACCAGCATTCCAGATTTTCTAAAGTGGTTCCCGGATGGCGAGGCCGGGACGTATTACAAGTCCGAGATGAAGTTCGAGCTCGTCGTGGGCGACATCCGGTGTGAGGTGCTGTTCCGGGGGCTGGACGATGCACAGGACGTACGCCGGCTCCTCTCGCTGCAGCTCTCCTTCGCCGTGGTCGAGGAGTTCCGTGAGCTCAACAAGGACATCTACGAAGCCCTTCAGGGCCGCCTTGGGCGATACCCCGACGGCATGATCGTGCCGCACAACCCCGCATGGGGGCTGGACGACGAGGGGCGCCCGCGCATGGGGTGCGTGCTGGAGGACGGCAAACCGAACTACCACATCTGGGGCATGAGCAACCCGCCCGACATGGACACCTACTTCGAGGGGCTGCTCACCAACCCACCACCCAACACCCACGTGACGATCCAGCCGTCCGGCACCTCACCCGAGGCGGACTGGCTGCACCTGCTCCCCTCCGGGTACTACGAGACCTTGGCCATGGGCAAGGGCGAGGAATACGTGGACGTGTACATCCACGCCAAGTTCGGCAAGTCCCTGTCCGGGCAGCCGGTGTGGAAATCCTTCGACGCCAACTTCCACATCTCCAAGACCCCGCTGCGACCGATCCTCAACGGCGTGCGGCCACTACTCATTGGCATGGACTTTGGACTGAACCCCTCCGCCGCGCTGGGGCAGCTGGACATGCGCGGGCGCCTGCTGGTCATGGGCGAGGCCACGTCGGATGGCATGGGGGTGCTGCGGTTCATACGGACCATCCTGCGACCGCTTCTGGCCAACAAGTTCCCCGGGTGCCCCATACTGGTCATCGGCGACCCGGCCGGGCGCAGTCGCGTGCAGACCGACGAGCGCACGGTCTACGAGATCCTGAAGCAGGAGGGGCTGCCCGCCATCCCCGCGCACACCAACTCCCTGATCGCCCGTATCGGGGCGGTGGACCAGTTCCTCAACCGGCAGATCGACGGTGGCGCCGGGTTCCTGATCGACCCCTCGTGCCTGCACCTGATCTCCGCGCTGCGTGGCAAGTACCGGTACAAAGCCAAGAAATCCGGGGAGATGGACGACGAGCCGGAAAAGAACATGGCCTCCCACCTATGTTTCGTAGCGGGCACGCGGATTTCCACACCCACGGGGGCGACGGATGTGGACCTGCTGCGAGTGGGGGACTTCGTGGAGACCCCCCTTGGCCCCCGGCGGGTCACGGCGGCCTATAGCCGAATCGCGCATGTGGTATTCGCGGAGTTGTCGGATGGTACATCGCTGCAGGGTACCGCGGACCACCCGGTTTTAACCCACCGAGGATGGATTGCGCTTGACGCGCTCCGGTATTCTGATATACTAGAGAGCATCCATACAAGGAGCGTTCCATGGCTGCAAAACATCCGGTTCAAGTTTTCAATGGCATTCGGTTCTATCGCAAGGGCCGTGGGTACTACAAAGCTGGCTTTGAGGAATCTGGCCGCCGAACGGTCTATATGCACCGGTACGTATGGGAGTTCCATAATGGGCCGATACCTCCCAAGCACCATGTGCACCATGCGAACGGGAATACTGGGGACAACCGGATCGAGAACCTTGCCCTCATGCTCGGGACTGACCACAGCCGGCAGCATGCGCTCGAACGCATCGCGGCTGGGGCACTCGGGACCCGGGAGCATCTGGCGGCCGCTCGGGTCGCTGCTGCGAAATGGCACGGTAGCCCTGAAGGGTTGGCTTGGCATAGCGTCCACGGGAAAGATACTTGGACAGGACGGGAAAAGCAGCAGCATATCTGCCTGCATTGCGGGAAGCCCTATGAGGCCCTCATCGGGGTACGTAAACGGGGATTCTGCTCCCCCAGCTGTCAGGGAATGGCCCGGATCGCCAGCGGAGTTGACGACGAGACGCGCGCGTGCGTGGTTTGCGGAGCAGAGTTCCAAGCGAACAAGTACCGGAAAACCAAGACGTGCTCCAAAGTGTGCGCGAGTGCTGCCCTTGTCGCAACCCGCGCGCGTCTACGCAATATCTGTTGAGGAGGCGGGGGTGTACTATGCCAACGGCATCCTCGTGAGCAACTGCGACGCACTCCAGTATCTGGCCATGCACGCGGACGCCCAGCAGCACGGCGGGCGCATGGGCACGCAGGTGCTGCCGGTGGAAGATGTCTCGCTGGGCGCGTGGACATAGCACGCTAGACATAGTCCATAGGGTGTGATACAGTTTTCGTACCACTGGAGGTTTTATGGCTTTTCGCAACCTACCCACCGGGGCAGCGCGCTCCACGCAGCACAAGGCTGATGTTATATTGGACGCAGCCGGGCTGCCGCTAGGCTTTTCCAGCGAATTTGGGGACCGCACCATGGTTTCCATGTTTATTGACTGTGCCGCGTCCCGCAGCTTGACATTCTCCGATATAGAGAATGTGATCCGCACCACCGGGGGCGCCTCTGCGGTCACCATAACTGTCGCGACTGACGCGGTATTGGGTATCGACAGCCGGGTATCGGATATCGTCCACTCCGTGGCGGTATACCAGCGAGATGCTGGAGCAGCCGGGTTCACAGCTGGCGCCGGGGTGACCCTCCGAGGAACAGCGCCAACCGCCGCGCAATACAGCACGGTAGGGCTGATGCACGTAGGCCCTAATGAGTGGGCTTACCTGTGAGGATTTTCCTAAAGCTCCTGTTCAAGCGCGGCACTGCCTCTGCGCCCAGCTTCACTGTGACATTGACGGCCCTGACAAACGCAAGCGGCACTGTCACCACTCAGGCGTATATCACATGAAGCTGCTTTTCAAGCTGTTGATGCGGATTGGGCTGATAAGCTCTGGTCCTGCTGTCTCCAGCATTACCAGCGCTACGCAGATAGAGGGGACTTCGCTGGTCCACACGGTCACGCTGGCCAGCGCAGTTGCCGTCACCGAAGCGTTGAAACCATTCAGCATCGGTGGCGTTACGGCTTCCACCCCATCGGACTACACCGCCACGCCCACATTCAGCAATGGCGTCACGCTGGTGGGCAGCACCTTGCATATCCCTGTCGGCGTATCCAGCTTCACCATCACCGTGTCCACGACGAATGACACGGTTTATGAAGGCACAGAAACCTACAACATCAGCGTAGGCGGCATGACCAACACCGGAACGCTGACCGACAACGACTCAGCCCCGACCATTGCCAGCGTCAGCAGCGCAAGTGCCACGGAAGGCTCCAACATCGTCCACACGGTTGCAGTCACTGGCGTGGCTCAGGCATCGCGCACCTTTGCTTTCGCATTCAGCGGCGCTGCTGTCGGTGGCACGGACTACAACGCTACGCCCACGTTTTCCAACGGAGTCACGCTGTCGGGTGGCAATATAACGCTGCCTCCTAGCGTGACCAGCTTCACGGTGACGGTGGGAACGATCAACAACGCCCTGACGGACGGAAGCCGCGCCTACACGCTGACCATCGGCGGTGCCAGCGGAACCGGATCAATCCTCGATGACGAAACACCATCGCCCGCCTTCACCGCGACCCTCACAGCGTTGACCAATGCAACCGGGGTTGTGACTACGCTGGCTTATATCAATGCAGCAAGTAGCTCGCTCACACTCTCCGTCACTGAGAGCGTGGCAAGCGGCGTGGCTCCGTTGGCTGTGTTCTTCGATGCGACTGCAAGCACTTCGACAGAGACGACCCGGCCATTCCATGACGTTACCTACTGGTGGGACTTTGGCGACACCAGCGCAGGCGCATGGGGCAATGGAACTGGAGCGAACACCAGCCGGAACTCTGCTTATGGCCCTGTAACTGCTCACCTGTTTGAAACCGCTGGAGACCACACGGTAACGCTGTGGGGGTATGACGGCGTAACGCTGACCAGTACATCCAAGACGATCACGGTAACGGCTGCAGATACAGAGTGGGCTGGGGCAAAGACGGTTTGCTACTCAACAGGAACGATCACAGGTGTCGATCCTTCGTGGGTAAAGGTGGAAAACGTCACCAACTTGGCAACGTCATTCGCCGCAAATATTGGGACAGGAAACAAGCGGCATTTATTCAAGAAGGGCGATACCTTCAACATCACGACCAAGATCCGTATAGATAAAGGTGGGCCGTCCTACGTTGGCGCTTTTGGAAGTGGAGTCAACCCGATTATTAATATGACGGTTGGTGCACAGGCAATATTCGGATTGTCAAACAACACGACCCCAACGGGCGTATCTGATTGGCGATTCGAGGACTTGACGCTTGATTGCAACGATACCAGCAGCAACTGCTTTGTTGGAGATGGAAGTATTTCAAAGGTCACGGTCAATCGCTGCTACATGACTCGATGCGGCAAGGCTTTGCAGCTTGACGGAAGCACCATCAATGCTCTGAATGCTTCAGTTAATTACCTGCACGCAATGTGGGACGAGTTCTATTTTGTCAATTCGACAATCTACGATCTGCAGAATACATCCACTGGCCCGTGTGCGTTTTTCGCAAGCTCCAGACGTGCGGTTGTCATGGGCTGCAATATCGACAACAACAGTCACGGAGAGCATGGAATTAGATTCCAGTTGATGGAGCGCGGTGTTGTGAACAACAACACAGTGC